ATTTGGAGCAGTACCACCAGAAGCAGCAGCCGGAGGCGGTGGTGGAGGTGAATTTCCAGGAGAAGAAATACCAGCAGAAGAACCAGGGGCAGAAGAATTTGAAAGTCCCGAGGAAGAAACCCCGGAAGCATTATAGAGGTACAGACAGGTAAACTACTTTTAGATAAAAAGAAACTATTTATAAACAAAATAAAAAACACAATGGCAGATAACTTTAATTTAAGAACATTCCTATCAGAGAATAAACTTACAAAAAACGCACAACTTCTAGCAGAAACTAAAGAAGAGACCCAGGAAGAAGGTTACTCACCGAAATCAAAACTAGAGCAAGTAATTCAAGCAGCTTGGGCAGAAAAAGACCTAAACAGAGCAAAACAGTTGGTTATTGACTTAATTGAGCCTTCAAGAATAAACTCAAAACAACAAATTCTAGATACTTTAAAAAGCATCAACAATAAAGGTAAGTTAGATCAATATCTAGCAAACTCTTTATTGAAGTTTGAAAAATTAGGATTAAGTGAAACTGAAGGTGAGTTAGAAGAGGAAAACGCTGTACCAGAAGATTCCACAGATATGGCAATAGATATGATGAAAAACGGATTGCCAAGAGAAGATGTAAGAGAATCAAAATTAACTGCTAGAGAAAAACGCCTAGTAGAGATGGTTGAAGATGCTCTAGGACTAGAAGGACATGGGGACGATAATGCAATCTTCAAAGCTGAAAAAAGAGGAGAACCAGCACCACAGGGTCCTACTTATTCAGAAGGAGAAGAAATGGTAAAAGAAAATCCACTTCCAAAATACGAGAACATTGAGAAATTAATGCAAGAGATAGAAAAGGAGACTGACAAAGCAGGCCACGATTATAAAGTATCTAGAATGAAAGAAGTAGCTAATGCTTTGGAAGAAAAAGCAACAGGACTTGAAGAAGGAGAAAATGCTGAGCATATCGATATTACGAAACTTAAGCAGATGAAAAAAGATGTTATGGCGTTAAGAAAGAATATCGAGAAGTTAGAAAAAATAGGAGAGAAAAAGTTTAAAGAAAAAGAAGTTAAAAAAGAAGATAAGTAATTCTAAAAATAAAAGACTAGCCCACCCCACAAAGGTGGGTTTTTTTATACCTTTATATTTATAGTATATAAATATATAACATGTCACAACAAGATATAAAACAAATAGTTGCACAAGAGTACCTAAAGTGCTCAAAAGACCCAGCTTACTTCATGAGGAAGTATTGCTATATACAACATCCAACAAGAGGTAGAATTCTATTTAATCTCTACCCATTCCAAGAAGGCGTACTTCACCTATTTAGAGATGAGAAATTCATCATCACCTTAAAGTCAAGACAGTTAGGAATATCAACATTAGCCTCTGCATATGCATTATGGTTAATGGTTTTCCATAAAGATAAGAACGTACTAGCACTTGCAATCACTCAAGCAACAGCTAGAAACCTTGTAACTAAAACGATTTTCATGTATGAGAATCTACCAAAATGGCTACAATTACCTTTTACAGAAAAGAATAAATTATCACTAAGACTTAAAAACGGTTCTAAAATAACAGCTAAATCATCTAATTCAGATGCTGCTCGTTCGGAAGCAGTATCACTACTTTTAATAGATGAGGCTGCGTTTATTGATAATATCGAAGAAACGTTTACTGCAGCACAACAAACCCTTGCTACCGGAGGTCAATGTATGGCATTGTCCACACCAAATGGAGTAGGTAACTGGTTCCACAAGACCTGGGAAAAAGCCGAATCAGGAGAGAATGGATTCATACCAGTTAAATTACGGTGGGATGTACATCCGGAAAGAGAACAGTCCTGGAGAGATGAACAGACAAGACAGCTGGGAGAAAAGCAAGCCGCCCAAGAGTGCGACTGCGACTTCCTATCATCAGGGGATACTGTATTCGAAGTAGAGAATATGTCTTTCTATGAAGAAACATATCAGAAAGAACCTGTAGAGAAGAGGGGAGTTGATAGCAATTTATGGGTATGGGAGTCACCTGACTACAATAAGTCCTACATGGTTGTAGCTGACGTTGCTAGAGGTGATTCTACTGATTATTCTGCCTTTCATGTATTCGATATTGAAGCAGTAACACAGGTAGCCGAATATAGGGGCAAGATATCACCCAAGGACTACGGAAACGTACTGGTAGGAATAGCCTCAGAATACAATGATGCATTACTTGTAGTAGAGAACGCCAATATTGGATGGTCAACAATAGAACAAATTGTAGAAAGAGAATACAAAAACCTATATTACTCATCAAGATCCGATCAAGAAACAGTTGAATCATATATGGCTAAATACGAAAGAGATAAACTAGTACCAGGATTTACAATGTCTCTTAAGACTAGACCTCTGGTAATAGCTAAGATGACGGAGTATGTAAGGGAAAGATCGGTTCTTATACAGTCCAAAAGGTTATTAGGAGAAATGCGTGTATTCATATGGAGAAATGGAAAGGCACAGGCACAGTCAGGGTATAATGATGACTTAGTTATGTCTTTTGCAACAGGACTATATGTAAGAGATACTGCCATTCGTATGAGACAGCAGGGTATGGACCTAACCCGTGCCACTATGAGCACCTTCACAGCCCTAAATCAAAGAACAGCATCACCGGTTTATAACGTTGCTCCAATGCAGAATAATCCGTACCTTATGCAGACGCCAAACGGACAAGAAGATCTTTCCTGGCTATTAGGATAACGCACTATTTATAAATAAAACATTTTACAATGGCAGAAAGAAATTTGTTCAACTCCCTACAGAGACTGTTCTCAACAGATATTTTAGTAAGAAACGTAGGAGGTACTGAACTAAAAATTGCTGACGTAAATCAAATTCAGACAACCGGAAAGTACCAAACTAACTCGTTACTGGATAGATTTTCTCGTTTATATATCTACAACAATAAGAATATATTCAACCCTAACCTTAATTATCAGACATTAAGGATTCAATTATATTCAGATTATGAAGCAATGGATTCCGATCCACTTATTGCATCTACCTTAGATGTACTAGCAGATGAATCTACCTTGAAAAATGATATGCATGAGGTACTATCAATTAAATCCTCAGATGAGAATATTCAGAGGGTACTTTACAACCTATACTACGATATATTAAATATTGAATTCAACCTCTGGTCTTGGACTAGAAATATGTGTAAGTATGGTGACTTCTTCTTAAAACTAGAGATCTCAGAAGAATTTGGAGTTTATAACGTACTTCCTTACACGGTCTACCATATGGCTAGATACGAAGGACAGGATAAAAATAATCCTGCCAAAGTAACCTTCACTATTGATCCAGATGGACTTGCTTCTTCAGCAGATCCAAACTACATTCCAAAATCAAATAAGACTATTATTACTTTAGAGAACTACGAAGTAGCTCACTTTAGGTTAATATCAGATACCAGCTACCTGCCATATGGTAGATCTTATATTGAACCAGCTAGAAAGATTTACAAGCAATTGACTTTGATGGAAGATGCGATGTTAATTCACCGTATCATGAGAGCTCCTGAGAAGAGAATGTTCTACGTTAATGTAGGTTCTATTCCACCAAACGAGGTAGAGCAGTTCATGCAAAAGACTATTAACAGTATCAAGAAAACTCCATATGTTGATCCACAAACAGGTGACTACAACCTAAGATTCAACATGATGAATATGATGGAGGATTTTTACCTTCCAGTTCGTGGAGGAGATACTTCAACTCGTATTGAAACAACTAAAGGATTAGATTACGACGGTATTAAGGATATTGAGTACTTAAGAGATAAGATGTTTGCTGCACTAAAAGTACCAAAAGCATATTTTGGATACGAAAAAGACCTAACAGGTAAAGCAACTCTTGCAGCAGAAGACATTCGTTTTGCTAGAACGGTAGAGAGAATTCAAAGAATCTTAGAAAGCGAATTAACTAAAATTGGATTAGTTCACCTATACGCTCAAGGATTTAAAGGAGAATCTCTAACTAACTTTGAGATTAAGTTAACTACACCATCTATTATCTATGAGCAAGAGAAGGTAGCGTTAATGAAAGAGAAAATAGATCTAGCTCGTCAAATGCAAGAGACCAAGTTATTCTCTTCAGACTATATCTACGATAATATCTTTAACTTATCAGAAGATACTTATAACGAAATGAGAGATCTAGTTAGAGAAGATGGTAAACGAGCATTTAGATTATCTCAAATTGAAAACGAAGGGAATGACCCAGTAACAACAGGACAGTCTTATGGAACACCTCATGATCTAGCTACAATCTACGGTAGAGAGCAAGGAGAGGTGCCGGCTGGTTATAATGAAAATGATGTTAAACCTGAAGGAAGACCTAGGGAGAAATTCTCCATATTAAGAACCCAGAAAGACCCGGTAGGAGGAAGAGATAGATTAGGTGTTCATGGAATGAAGGGAGGTTATCCAAGTGATAATGAGAATGTAAAAGAAAATACGTTATCAACTAAAGCTGTATTCTTAAGAAACAAAGATATTTTTTCTAACAAAAAACAGCTAATCTTTGAGAAACAAGAAGAAATAGAATCGGATTTACTTAATGAAAATAACATTCAGGATTTAGATAATTAACTCCTATTTATAACAAAGATAATTATAGACATGCGTATTAAACATAGCAAGTATAAAAACACTGGACTTATATTTGAACTACTGGTAAAGCAGATAGCAGCAGATACACTATCTAGTAAAGAATCGCCTGCTGTAAAGATAATGAGAAAATTCTATACAGGAAATACTTCTTTAGTAAAAGAATTTAAACTATACGATTATATTTTAAAGAATAAAGGAGTAGGAGCTAAAAAGGCAGAAACAATTTTAGGAACTATTACTGAGATTGCAAAAAAGATAGATGCAACTACTTTAAAAAAACAAAAATACGAGTTAATAAAGGAGCTAAAAAACCATTACGACTTAGAAGAATTCTTCTCAATTAAAGTTGAAGCCTATAAACCATTAGCAGCACTGTATTGCTTATTGGAGGCTCAAAATACTCCCAACGAAACAGATCCATCTGTTTTTGTAGACAATAAGACTACAATTCTTGAGCACTTAACTCAAGCAAAACAGACAGACCAAGACAAGGATACTATGATGGAGGAGTACTCCAAGTACGATAAAGACCTACGCCTTCTTACCTATAAGATTCTTTTAGAGAAATTCAACTCACAATATGGAGACTTACTTCCAGAACAAAAGAATATACTAAAAGAGGTAATTGTATCAGTTAACTCATCAACTAGATTGAGAAACATTTACAACGAAGAGGTAGTTAAATTGCAGGAAAGTATTAACACCTACAAGAAAAACGTAACTGACGAAATAGTTAAGATTAAGTTAGAGGAAGTATCTAAAGCAATCACTCCGATAAAAAATACACAAAAAGTAGACGACAATCACCTAGTTTCTTTAATGCAATACTATGAATTAGTAAACGAGTTAAAAAATCTATGAAAAGATCACAAATAGTTGAAGCAGTCCGGGAAGTATTAGAGGAGATGAGCATGACAGGAGCAGTTGGAGGATACCTAACACCTAAAGCATTCGCAAAAAAAGGTCAAGGTAAAAATGCAGCTACAAAACAAGGAGAAAGATTAGGTTTTAAAACAGTAGAGAAAAAAAAGAGACCTTATAATACAAAAATGTTTACTTACTTAGACGAAAAAAAATAACATGAGAACATTACAAGAAAAATATAACGGAGTAAATGAAGGAGCATTCTCAAAAGATCAGTTCTTAAGAGATGCTAGATTACAATTACCTAACCTAGTTACCCGCTTCAATGGATATGATGATGCTGTTCAAATTCTTAAGAACAGAGGGATGATTCAAGAGGCTATGGAACAGGATATTGATCAAGAAGATACTACTCCCGAAATAATAATCTCACCAGAAGCAGCTTATATTCATCAAATCACAGGAGTTGGTCAACATGGTGCCCAACACTTTGTAGACGATAACGGATTGGATGCAAAAAAGCTAGCCGATTACGTTAGACAGCATAACAATTCTACAGAAAAATACGATGTACGAGATATTATTACCGGTACAGGTAAAGGTGCTATCGAAGGCTTTCGAAAAAGATTTATTGATCAGTTTAGAGAGTACCCCGTAGCTGAAGAAAAGAGAAGAGACCCAGAAGCTGAATTGATGGATCGACTAGACAGGTTAAGTCCTAAACAAATTATGCAACTGGTTGGACTTTTAGGACAAGATGCACTTAATAAGTTTATCAAATACGTAGATAAAAATAAACCAGAAAGCTTAAAAGAAGCTAGACTTACCAATAAAAGCTTAACAGATTACAGATACAAAGCAACTAACGATATGGACAAATATCCATATGAGCAAATCTTAAGAGGATTAAGAGTTGAGTTAGAAGGGTTACAAGTAACCGGTACACCAACGGCGGAAGAATATAAAAAGGCATTAGCTAAAGTTCTTAAGAATTTAGAGAAAGATGAAATCTTCTACACAAATCAAGTAGCAGGAATTAGCAAAAAAGTTGACCTACATGACAAGATGGTTGATGTAAAGAAAGATAATGCAGTAGATACTTTTAATGGATTAAAAAAAGCACAACTAAAAGAGGGCTTTAAAAAGTTAATTAAGAATATCTTGAAAGAAAATTCAGAAATCAGCGGATTATATGATGATGAAGAAAAATATGAAAGAGAAGAAAAATACGGATCATATGAAGAGCCGGTAGAAGACGAAGAATTTGAATTACAAGAAGCTAAAGAAGATTCATACTACAAAAGTGAATTAGCAGATTATTTAGAGGATAACCAAATCTACGGATATACAGACAGGATTCACGATATCATGACAGGTCCAGATGAGGCTGAAAATATAGATGAGTTAATAAGATTTTTAGAAGATAATCAAATCTACGGATATGGTAGAGGAATTGAAGCAATCTATGCAGATTATCCATATGATCAGCACTGGATGAATCAACCAGACGAAGCTGAAGATGATGATATCTCACATCCAAGAGGGTATGAAGAAGCTACTGACGAAGAAAATTTTGATGATTTATTTGAAGAAACAGACACAGAAGCAGATAAGAATATGGTTCGTAAATTTATGACAATGTACGAAACTGAACCTTCTAAGTTTGAAAGATTACACAAGCAAGCAGCAACTCAAGCAGATACTAATAAGGGTATAGAATACAAACACTTATTAAGTTTATTGAATAGAGCAAAAGCAGGAGCTTTGAAAAGTTTATCAAACCAGGATAGATTTGAAGCAGACAGAGAGGGGATAAATGAAGAATCTGATGATGATAAACTTGCTAGATATAAAAAGTACAAATATACACTAGATGGTAAAGAAGTAAGCCCTAATGTAGGGTATTTCAACAACTACCTTGGTGCTGATTTAGATGATAAAGTATATAGCCTAGGATCACCAGACGAAAAAGGAGTAGTAGCACTTAAGCCACGTACAGGAAAAACAGGAATGTATACCGAAAGTATCTTTGAAACAGTATCATTAAAAGACATACTATAATGAACAACCTATTAATAAATGTAACTCCTTTCAAAGGGATACTTACTGAATCGAAAACCAGACCAGGTGTTTCCGAAGTGGTAGGTATCATGCAAAGAGCAGGTGCCAAGAACCAAAATGGAAGAATCTATAAAAGAGACATTCTTGAACAAGAAGTTCAAAAATACATTGAGAACTTTGTTAAAGTAGGTAATGCTTATGGTGAATTAGACCATCCAGAATCTGCTATTGTATCTTTAAAAAATGCATCCCATGTAGTAAAAGAATTATGGTGGGAGGGAGACGACCTAATGGGTAAAGTAGAACTATTAAACACACCCTCAGGAAACATCGTAAAAGAGATTCTAAAAGGAGGACATACAATAGGAATTTCTTCAAGAGGAACAGGATCGGTAACACAGACAAACGAAGGTACTTTAATGGTACAGCCGGACTTTGAATTAGTATGCTGGGACTTTGTATCAAATCCATCCACTCAAGGAGCTTTTATGAATCCAATCTCTTTGAACGAAGGAAAACAAACAGTAGGAAAATACGATAAGTTAGATTCAATTATTAACAACATATTAAGAGCATAATGGAAAAAGATTTTAACATACATGAGTGGCAAGCAAAGTATTTGAAGGAAAATGCAGGAATGTCAATGGAGAAAATTGTAGATGCATTACTAGATACCAATGACGGACCAATAGGACCAAGATCTGTAATATACAGAGCACTTGAAGGTGCACAATATAAACAAGCGTCATTAGACGATCTAGCAGATGCAGTACTAGAGGCTTTAGATGTTATAGAGAAAGAAGGAGGTAGTTTAGATTCTACTGAATTCAGATAAAAAAATACAAGCTACAGAAACACACCCACCCCAAAAAGGTGGGTTTTTTATGTTTTGAAAACAGTAGTATATTTATATACGAATATACCATCTCTATATGGTATCTACTACAAAGTAAAATCACATTACGCTACTACTTAATAAGCGTACGACAAATCACAAAACAAAATGACAAACAAAGATTTATTTAAGCAAGCAATTGCCGAGGCTAAAACTATTCGTGAGGCTGCAATTACCAACGCTAAAGAAGCTCTAGAAGAATCATTAACTCCTCATTTAAAAGAAATGCTTGCTGCAAAATTGCAAGAAATGGAATTAGAAGAAGAAGTAGATGAAAACCTAAACAACACAAACCCGGAAGACGATCAAGATGATTTCTTGAAAGGACAAGTAGGGGAAGGTGAAGACGATGAGCCAACTGAAGAAGAGGAAGAAGTAGCTGACGAAGAAGAAGGAGCTGAAGAAGAGCCTGCCGAAGAGGAAGAAGAAATGGAAATCGAAGATATGTCTGTAGAGGATCTTAAAGATTTAATCAGAGATATCGTTGCACAAGAAGTAGGTCACGAAGAAGGTGAAGAAGAATTGGGTCCTGAAGGGGATGAGCTTCCAGCCGATGATATGACTGGAATGGAGCCAGAGCAAGATGACGAAATCAACATTGACGAACTTTTAGCAGAACTAGAAGGAGATAACGAAGATAGTCAACAAGAGAAACCAGATACTTTGGAGGATTACAACAAAGCTACTGCACAAGAACTTGAGGAAGCTATGGCAACAATTCAAGAATTAAGAGGTCAACTTCAAGAAGTTAATCTTTTAAATGCAAAATTACTTTATGTAAATAAGGTTTTCAAATCAAATAACTTAACTGAAGGGCAAAAAGTAAATGTTATCGCAGCATTTGACAAAGCCGAAACAGTAAGAGAGGTAAAATTAGTTTTCGAAACAGTTTCTAAAAACGTAGTTGCTAAAAAGCCAACAGCAATTAAGGAACATAAATCATTTGCATCTAAACCAACCGGTACTACAGCTGCTGCTCCTAAAAAAGAAGTAATCAACGAAGTATCAGAGCAAGTTAAAAGAATGCAAATATTGGCAGGAATTATCAAACAATAAAAAAACAAATTAAAACACTTTTAATCAACACATGGAATTAAATCAATTATTAGAAGGTTCAAACAACTACAAGACATTACAAGCAGATGCTGCTCGTTTGTCTGGTAAATGGGCCAAGTCAGGATTGTTAGAGGGGATCTCTAATGTAAATGACAGAAACAACATGGCTATGATTCTTGAGAATCAAGCAAAACAAATCGTATCTGAAGCAACTGCTACAGGTAACGGTGCAATCGGAACTGCAACAGGTGGTGCTGAGCAATGGGCTGGTGTAGCTTTACCATTAGTACGTAAAGTATTCGCTCAAATCTCTGCCAAAGACTTCTTATCAGTACAACCAATGAACTTGCCTTCTGGGCTTGTATTCTATTTGGATTTCAAATATGGAACAAACGAAGCAGGATTTGGATTAAACAACATGTACGGTAACGTATCTACAGCTAACTCTAAAATTGGAGTAGATAGTGAAGTATCTGGAGGTTTATATGGAGCAGGTCGTTTTGGTTATTCAATGAATAACTACACAGCATCTCATCCATCTGTTACAAACGGTACAGCTACCTCAGCTTCTATCAACTACCAAGATGGTATTAACCCATCTGAGTTTAAAACAGTAACAGTACCGTTATCTTCTTTATCAGGTTCAGATTCAGAAGCAGTAAGAGCATTTAGAATTCTTTCTGCATCAGTAGACGTTACATCTCACCCTGAGTTGACTACAATAAGTGGAACTAACGTAGTATTCGTAGTAACAGGATCTGTACTAGGAGCTGCAGCAGCAATTGCCCCAGCAAACGTTGTATACTCAGTTCAACCAACTGATAGTTCAAGAGGTGACTTCGAGGATGGATCAACAAAAGTGCCTGGATCAGGAATCCAAGCTCCAGCTACAATTGTTATCCCTGAAATCAATGTATCATTAGCTTCTGAAGCGATTGTTGCTAAAACACGTAAATTGAAAGCTCAATGGACTCCAGAGTTCGCACAAGATTTGAACGCTTACCATTCAATTGATGCTGAAGCAGAATTAACATCTTTACTTTCTGAGTACATCTCTATGGAGATCGATTTGGAATTGTTAGATATGTTGATTCAAGATGCAGCAACAACTGAAAAATGGTCAGCTAGAAACAATAAAGTATGGACTGGAACAGCTTGGTCAACAGCTACTGCTGCTTCAACAGACTTCTACAACACTCAAGGTACTTGGTTCCAAACTTTAGGAACTAAAATCCAAAAAGTATCTAACAAAATTCACCAAAAAACATTACGTGGAGGTGCAAACTTCTTAGTAGTATCTCCAACAGTTGCAACAGTATTGGAATCAATTCCTGGATATGCTGCTGATACTAACGGTGACAAAATGGATTTTGCAATGGGTGTTCAGAAAGTAGGTAACTTGAATTCTCGTTTTAGAGTTTACAAAAACCCTTACATGACTGAAAACACTATCTTGTTAGGATACAGAGGATCTCAATTCTTGGAAACAGGTGCGGTTTACGCTCCATATATTCCATTGATGATGACTCCATTAGTGTACGATCCAAACACCTTCACTCCACGTAAAGGTATCATGACTCGTTACGCTAAGAAAATGATTCGTCCTGAGTTCTACGGTAAAATCTTCGTTAGTGATATTAACACTATCTAAGAATAACCTAGAATACAAAATTAAAGAGAGCTTCGGCTCTCTTTTTTTATGTCCAATATTTTCGTATATTTATAGGAAACACTAACGTTATATAAATGGCTTCAAACCACCACACCGATGAGGTTTTCACACAAAAAAGAAAACCTAAAAACCCAATTAAGTTCAATCTCCAACTTAATGAAGAACAAAAACAAGCAAAAGCACTTATTGTTGAAAACCCAGTAGTCGTACTAAAAGGAATGGCAGGTTCAGGAAAGACGCTAGTAGCAGTACAAGCAGCTCTAGATATGCTATTCAGTAGAGAGGTGGAAAAGATCATCATAACAAGACCAACCGTGGCTAAAGAAGAACTAGGCTTCTTACCAGGCGATCTTAAAGAAAAGATGGATCCTTGGTTAGCACCAATTTATCACAACTTATACATGCTATATGGAAAGGATAAGGTTGATAAAGAACTTGAATACGGCAATATAGAGATTGTACCATTTGCTTTTATGAGAGGAAGGACGTTTGTTAATTCCTTTGTAATTGTAGATGAGGCACAAAACGTAACTCACGATCAAATGGAAACTGTGCTAGGAAGACTTGGTAAAGGATCTAAGATGGTAGTATGTGGAGATTTAGCTCAAATTGATTTAAAAGTAAAAAAAGAAACAGGGTTTTCTTTCTTAACTAGAGTTGAAGAACAAGTAAAAGGATTCAAAGTATTTGCTTTGAAGGCAAACCACAGACATGAGATCGTTTCTCCTATCCTAAAAGTATATCAAGACTTCAGAGATTAAACTAAGTTGCTATTTATTAATAAACTAGTATAATGGCAAACATCTCTATATGGAATGGTAGTTCTACTTTTGCAGCAGGACAAACCCCATTCGGATTTTACGATGCAGATCCAGAATTTACAGGCTCGGCCGATAAAGTAGCTTCATTCTGTGCAATACGTTTAGGGTATCCTTTAATGGATGTTGAACTAAACTCAGGATCTTTCTATGCTTGCTTTGAAGAAGCAATAACCACATACGGTAACGAGGTATACCAGGCACTCGCTGTTCAGAATTATATTTCTCTAGAAGGAGGAGATACAGGCACTCCTTTAAACAATGTAGTAGTTACTCCATCCTTGCAGAACACAGTTAGAATATCTTCAGCCTATGGATCAGAGGCAGGAGTAGGTGGTCATGTAACCAAGCACACAGGTTCATTAAACGTAACACAAGGTCAGCAGGAATACGACCTAAACCAGTGGGCAATTGACCAAGGAATTACAGGTAGTATTGAAATTAGAAAAGTATTCTACGAAGCACCACCTGCTATTTTAAGATACTTTGACCCTTATGCAGGTACCGGAACTGGTATTCAGTCCCTTATGGATGCGTTTGACTTTGGATCTTACTCACCAGGAGTTAATTTCCTTTTAATGCCTATCTCTTATGATATTTTAAAAGTACAGGCAATTGAATTTAACGATCAAGTAAGAAAATCAGCATACTCTTTTGAGATAGTAAACAACCACTTAAAATTATTCCCAGTACCAACAAGATCTGGGGTGATATGGTTTGAGTATTATAAACTAACAGAAAAACAAGCCCTAAGCGATAATGCAAACACCGCTGGAGGAGCACAAGGAGGAGCAGGACCTATATCTAATATATCAAATGTACCGTATAATAATCCAACCTATACAAGTATAAATGCAATAGGTAGGCAATGGATTTATCGATATACTTTAGCTTTGGCAAAAGAATTATTGGCATATGTTAGAGGTAAGTATACCACAGTACCAGTTCCAGGTTCGGAAGCTACACTAAATCAACAGGACTTATTAGCAGACGCTAGGTCAGAAAAAGCAGCATTGATTGAGAATTTAAGAACAATTTTAGACGGAACTTCTAAAGTAGCACAATTGGAAAGAAAATCACAGGAAGCAGGTTACCTATCGGATGTGTTAAAAGAAGTACCAATGGTAATATACGTAGGATAATGAAACTAAGAGACTTATTAACAGAAGTAACCTTTACAATGTACCAGGGTTTGATACGAATCGGTCATTCAGATGAAATATCAGCATCAGAGGTAGCCGATTTTGTAAGAGCCATGCCCGGGGTAACCCGTGTAACGGCAATCGATTCTAACGAAGATACGAACGTAGTTGTATTAAAGGTAAAAATACTTACATCAAAACCAGGGTCAGTTGTATTTGCAAAATTAAAAAAGGATACTTTTAGATTGGTTCCCAATATTAAAAAAGTAGAAGTATCTGAAAAATCTATAGAAACAGTAGGTAGCTAATGATATTTGGAAGCCAGAGAGACTTTGCACTTTTTGTAAATATAAACAGAGAGTTGCTATCCGATGTAGTAGAGCAAGAAATTCTTTACTACAAAATGTCTTTAGAACAAACTCAAGCCAATATATATGGTGAAGCAGCCGATAAAGTATTCTGGTCACCAGTTAAACTGAACTGTTTAATTAAAAGAGGTGATCAGCAAACCACAGTAGATGACTTTGGTCCAGACAGTAGTCGTGATGTAGAATTTGCATTCCTTAGACAAGATCTAAAAGATACAAATACCTTCCCTGAGGTAGGGGATATCATCATGTGGAATGAAGATTACTATGAAGTGGATAACACCACGGAGAACCAGTTATTCCTAGGGAAAGACGAGAACTATGCACTAACCACTTATGGACCAGACTTCGGAGGTACATTATCAATTATTTGCATTACTCACTTAACAAGAGCAGACAAAGTAGGAGTAGTTAAACAGAGAATCTAATGGCCACATCAAGAAAACCAATACCGAAATCACAAGTCGAGATATCTCAAGACACTATCGAACCGTATTTGAATAACGGCAAGGCTCCTGTACCTTCTACTAAAAAAAGAGAAAATCAGAGAACTAGAAAGAATGACGATGTAAAACAATTCTCAGTTGGACTAAAAGACGCAGATGAGGCAATCTTTTACTACTTTAACAACGTAATCAGACCATCAGTTATTCAAAATGGAACTAAAATAAACGTACCGGTACTGTATGGTTCACCAGAAAGATGGGCTGCAATGCAGAAAGATGGGTTTTACAGAGACAATAATGGCAAAATCCAGACTCCACTTATTATGTTTAAAAGAGATTCTGTTGAAAAAAATAGAACTCTAGGTAATAAATTGGATGCAAATAATCCAAATCATTTTGGTATTTTTCAAAAAAGATACTCGCAAAAGAATTTCTACGATAACTTTGCTGCATTAAATAACAGAGAGGCTGTTACAGAATACTACGGAGTAATTATGCCAGACTATGTTAATTTAGTCTACTCTTGCACTGTATTTACAGAGTATGTAGAGCAAATGAACAATATAGTGGAATCAATTAACTTTGCATCAGACTCATATTGGGGTGATCCGGAAAGATTCAAATTTAGAGCTGCAATTGATACTTATACAACAGTAACTGAATTGGTACAAGGAGGTGATAGAACGGTTAAGACTTCGTTTCAAATTAAGATAGCAGGGTACATTGTACCGGATTCTATTAATACAAATATTGGAAACTCAAATAAGTACTTCTCTAAAGCAGCAGTTAGGTTTAGTTTAGAAACAGCAGGATCAAGTGAAATTTTAAATGCTAAAGCATCTACACCAGCCTCAGCAGCACCAAGTAGATTCTTTGACGCTGCTCCAGCAGGAGGATCAACAGGAGGATCAGGAATGACAGCAGAGCAAATAGCTTATGTAGGATTGGTAACAACAGCAGTAGCCGATTTAGTTATCACCGATGACGCTACATTCAATAACAGGACAATAGCTACTCCACCAGACGGATTCCCAGCCATAACAGAAGCAGACTTTACTGTTTACATAAATGGTGTTCCAATTCCAACAGCAAATAGAACAACACAACAATCAGGAAGTAACATAAGAGTTGCATTTCTTGATTTAGGTTTTGCCTTAGATTCATCAGACCAGGTAATATTAGTAGGTAAATTTAGTTAAGAGATATGTCATTAAAGTTAATTCAAAGCAAACAAATAAGTGCAAATTTAACAGGATCTTTATTTGGTACTGCTTCATATGCCTCTTCTATTGGACCACTAACCCAAGATGTTAGCATTGTTGGTAACTTAAGTGTAATAGGAACTTCATCTTTTACTTACTCAACAGCATCAATTGTTCAAGTTGGGTCAAACATAATCACACTCAACACAGACAATCCAGCCACTAGATTTGGAGGAATAACAGTAGTTGATTCAGGATCGTTTGGTAACAGTTCAACTGGATCAATCTTTTGGGATTCATTAAACAATAGATGGATTTATTCTAACCCATCAGGATCATCTTACGATGGTGGTATGTTAATTTCTGGTCCTAGAAACTCTTCAGGAATTGGAAATGAGCAAGGTACTACTCTAAATGCTTTGATGAAAGGACAGGGTGGTGATCATATTACTTCTTCTGGAATTTTTGAAGTAAGTGGTAGTGTTGGTATAGGAACTTCAACACCTTCAGCATCCTTAGATGTATCAGGTTCAGCTAGATTTTCATCTGCTAGTTTTGCAATAGGAACATCTTTTCCATACGCAGCAACTTATGGAGCAGGTAATGATGGAATCATTCAAGTAAAAGATGGTGGAAGTGATGCTACAGGTAACTACAAAACACAAATGTGGTTTAGACTTACTGGAAACGTTGGCGGATATAATTCAAACTATTGGGGAAGAATCGAACAAGACAGTATTGGATTCAAAATACTCCCAGGAAGATACCAAGATGTTTATGTTAAGAACACAGACCTGTCAGGAACTACGTACTTAGGGGGAAGTATTTCCCAAGGAACTACTGCAATAGCTATACCTGCTACAACAGCATACGTTGGAATTGGAACAAACAACCCCTCTGCATTACTTCACATCTCAGGTTCAACAACTGCTACAAGTTCTATTGCAAGGGGGGTAAATATTAACTCAACTTTAGTAGCTGCTGCAAACAGCGACACACTTGCAGGTTTAGATATTTCACCAACTTTTACAAATGGCGCTTTTACAGGTGTCAAAAATTTAAGTTTAAAAATAGGAAGTTCTTATGCTCAATATAACTCTACTTTAAGTCACGGTGCAGAATTAAACACAAACGTAGGTATAGCAGGTACTCTAGACGTTGGTGGTGATTCATCTATTATTTATTTATGGAAAAGTGGAGCAAGGGCAAATGGTATGTATATTGGGTCAACTTACTTGACTCCTTCTTTTGGGCATATGTATTTTGGAAGTGGAGCTAATAAGTTAATGATTATAGCCCAATCAACAGGTAATGTTCTAATAAACAGTACAACAGACACAGGACACAAACTTCTCGTAACAGGATCAGGTACTGCAGGTTCACTAAACGTAGATGGTACTTTATATGTAAGTGGAAGTAGAGTAGGTGTTGGAACTTCAACACCAGGATCTCAACTAGAAGTCAGAGGAGCAGATACATCATTTGTTAAAACAAACTCAGGAACATTTGATGTAGGTTACAACACTTCCAATAGAGTTGGACTTACTCAAAATATTGTTGGATACAACAGTACCATGGGACCAAATGGTGTAGGTGGTATACGACTAGGAGACGGTAGTACTTACGCATACTTATCTGCAAACGGAACAAGTTTACTACTAAATGGTGGTGGAGGAAATGTAGGTATAGGGACAACAACCCCCTCAGCATCCCTTCACATCTCAGGTGCTTCATCAGCTAATCTATTAAGAATAGACTCACCAGCCTCTTCAAGTATTGTATTTGTAAGTGGTTCGGGTAATGTTGGGATTGGAACAAATGCGCCTGTTACTAAATTATATTTAGATGGTGGGGTATTTACAAAAAAATACTATACCGATACTTCAAACAATACAATCCAATTTGGTAGTGCTTACGAGTTGTTTGGCACACTACACGCAGCAGGAGGATATAGATTTTTTATAAATCCAACAGGATGGTTGTCTTCTTGGGAGTTTGCAATTGGAAACTCAACAAATAATATTTCATTTAACAGCACAGGAATAACTACTTTAAAGGTTTCTAGTACTGATTTAGATTTAGGAGGTGGTGTTGTTACTTACTATAAATCTTCTCCTGCAACAGGATTTTCCTTTGCATCAGGAAATGGATGGGATTTTGTTTTAAGAGGAACAAGTGATGAAAAATTAAGAGTAAAAGGAAACGGAAACTTTTTACTAAACACCACAACAGACTTAGCAAAACTAACAGTTAAAGGCTCAGGCGCAACTTCAGCCACAACCACATTCCTACTCCAAAACTCAACACCAACCAACCTACTTACAATAAACGATATAGGTCAAGTATCTTTTACTTCACCTACAATGTCACTTGCAGTATCACAATCTGCCTTTAGTATATCACCAATCATATCTGCCTCAGCAGTAGTTGGAGGACAGTATTATGGTGTAAACATTACACCAACATTCTTCCAAACAACAGGATCACAAACTGAAACTGCTTTTAGAGTAGCAGCTACTTTTACCTCAAGTAATGCAACAGCAACTGGTGGTACAAACATAATTGCAGATTTTGGATCAACTTCAGCTGGATCACAACTTACAGTTACTGATGTAACGTCAGGTTCCATTTACATGGTAAATGATGTTTCAGGTTTACCAATCATAGAAGCAACTTCAGATTGGGGAGTTAAGATATATGATTTCCCAAGAGTTGTTCTTGAGAAAACAGGATCACAAGTTAACATAAATGGTACTTTACAAGTATCAGGTTCATTCATACTACCACTATCACAATCAGCAACTCCTCAAACAGGAAGTGCTTATTGGTCAGGATCTTTATTATTTATTTATAATGGAACAAGGTACATGAGTGCAAGTTTCTTTTAAAATTTAGTTATGGCAATATTTAAAAATACACCTCCAATAGTAACTAGTGGGTTAGTTTTACATCTAGATGCTGCCAATAGAAGATCATATGTAAGTGGTTCCACTATTTGGAATGATATGAGTGGAAATGGGTATACTGGATCATTGTTTAGTAACCCTGCTTTTGATCCTACAAACGGTGGTAGTATTGTATTTAACGGGACAACTAATTACGCTTCTTTAGGAGTACTATCAACTCTACCAACAGGAACATCAAATAGAACTATGATGGGGTGGGTACAAGATAACTCATCCACCGACTATGTTGGAGATTTATCTCCTCTATTTGGGTATGGTAATAACTCAAATGGGCAGTTCTTCATGCTTTCAGTCGGAGGTACTACTTATAATAATAGAAAATTTATTTTATGGGGAAATGTTATAAACTATGTATCAACATTTTCAATAGATAGAGATATTTGGAATCATGTTGCAATAACTGTTACAACAGGAGTATCCTTCCCAAGATTAACTATTTACAAAAATGGTGTAGCTGATGCTGGATTAGAACGTAATATAAATACAGTAAATGGATCATTTGATATTACTGATAGTACTTCTGACCCTGCATACGCTATTAATTTTAAAGGTAAAATATCAAACATACAAACCTATAACAGAGCACTATCAGCCCAAGAAGTCAAACAAAATTACGATGCATTAAAAACCCGTTTTAACTTATCATAAATTATGTATTACGGAACACCACCCATAGTAACAAACGGATTAGTTTTAAATTTAGATGCTGCTAATACTAAATCATATGTATCTGGATCCACTGTGTGGAATGATGTGAGTGGTAATAACAATAGTGGCAGTTTAATTAACGGACCCACCTTCAGTAGTCAGAATGGGGGGTATATAAGATGTGATGGTACTAATGACTATATTGAGGTTATTGATAACACATCATTAGATTTTGGAGCAAATAATTTTACTGTGGAATACTGGTTTAGGAAACTAACTACATCAGCTGGCTACGATAATATATGGGGACCTAACAAATGGAATAGTGGTGCTGGTCCAAGTTCCAATGAATGGTTGTTACTCATAGGAAATGGTACTAATGGAACTGGTGACACATACGGTTTCGTAGTAGAAGTAGGGACAACAGCATACGGGACAGGAGAAAGCTCAGAACCACTATCTTTAAACACTTGGTATCAATTAGTGGGAGTAAGGAGTGGAGGTGCGCTGCAAACATATCTTAATGGAGTATTAAAGCAAAACGTAAGTCCATCAGGATTTACATCATCTTCTGTTATAAATAATGTTGGTAGAAACTTAAGAATCAATAATTCAAATTTAAACGCCCTTTACACAAATGCCGATAACGCTATAGTAAGAATTTACAACAGAGCACTCTCAGCCACAGAAGTAACACAAAACTACAACGCATTAAAATCTAGATTCGCATTATCATAATATGGCAGTAAGTACAAGAAATAATATAGTTACAAATGGATTAGTATTGTATTTAGATGCTGCTAATTCGAAATCATATGTTAGTGGTTCTACCACTTGGAGTGATATGAGTGGGAATGGGAATAATGGAACGTTGGTAAGTGGTTCTGGGTATAGTAATCAAAATGGCGGAGCAATTGTTTTTGATGGAACTAATGATTATGTACAAACTGCTACAAATAGTATACCAAACAACTCTTCTTTTTCTCTTGCTTGTTATTTTAATATAACAACACTAAATAGTGCATTTAGACCTTTAGTTGATGGTGGTAATTTAGGTAGTGGGACAGCTGGATATACACTAGCTATAGACAATACAAATAGACTTTTTATAGCAGTAAATGCAGGTTATATGAGTATAAACACTTCACTATCTACTAACACCTGGTATTATATAGTTGGGACAGCCCTAGCGGGATCACCATATACCCTATCAATTTATGTGAACGGTATTTTACAAACACCGTTTGCAAGTGCTAATACTAATACCTTAACAAATAATGCTTTGTATAATAGATTAGGAACAAGTATAACAGGAACCCCTATCAGATTCCCAGGCCGAATAGCTTCAACCCAAATATACAACAGAGCACTCTCAGCCCAAGAAGTACTACAAAACTATAACGCAACAAAAACAAGATTTAATTTAACTTAAAAACAAAAACAAAATGGCAGTACAAGTAACAGGATTTTTCCAAAACCCCCAATCAGGATTGATTTACGAATCACCACTTTTAACTTTAATTCCTCACCTTCAATATGCAGGACAAATATCAATGGATGTTATGATTGCAGGAGCAGGAGGAGCAGTTGGTTATCAAAACATTGATAAAAGCACATTAACTTATGATCCTGCCATCACAGATGCTTACACACAACTAATTGATGCCTTAGATCACTTTGTGATTGATAATCTAAAAGATGCTACACCAATCAATTCAAATTCAGTATTTACACAATACACACCCCCACCAGTAGACCTTATTGTACCTGTTGATCCAATAGTATAAGTAAATTACTTCATATTTATACTAAACCCATTGTTGGTTTGATTCTCAAAAAGAATTCATTATATTATATAGTAAATGACTAGAACGCCTTTTACATGGGATAATGCGAACTTTGCTTGGGAATCAAATCCATTTGGTACCTCACAAAGTAAAAATCCTTTTACTTGGGACGATGTAGCTCTTATTGAAGGAGCAGCAGAGGCTTTAAGAAGAGGAAAATCTCATGTAGATAAATACTTTGAGGATGAAAAGAAAAGGAAGAAATTCCGAAAAATCATCTGCATGGTACAAGGGGAAGAGTATATTGAAACCAAAGAGATCGTTGACAGAAAGATCACAATCTCGGAAGTTAAATTAGTAATCAAAGAAGTTCTAAGCACAGTTAAATTGACACTATAATGTATAAACTATTTACAGACAAGACTGAGATATTCGAATGCAATGTACAAATAGAAGGAGCATCTCTGGATAAAAGCATAGCTAGAATTGTAGTTGAATCAGAGGAATTGAATCTTATGTTCAACGGAACAATTGACAAAGATGGAAAATGTCAAATCCCAATCAAAAAACTAAGAGGAATTCTTGGAGAGAATATCAAAGGTAATCTTAAATTAGAAGTAATAGCAGAAGATGCTTACTTTGTTCCTTGGTCCTCAGCATTTACAGTACAAGCTGCTAAAAAGGTTACTGTCGAAGTAAAATCTCAAAATGCTAACATGATAGTGGAAAGTGCTCCTAAGGTGGCAGTAACAGGGATACCTGTTAAGAAACAATCAAATCCTGTC